AATTGTGATTTTTACGAGTTTTTCGGTTAAGATTACCTTTTTGATTTTTATATGTTTTAACCCATCTGGCTAATGATTGAAACTTACATTTAAAAATTTCACAAGTATCACGCAAATCTTCGTTATGCTCTAAATAATATTTAACAGCACTTTGTTTGTAATCCTCCGTATGTTGCTTCATAATAAATATACATAAAAATATTTAAAAATATATATACTATAATATCAATAGAAATGGAAGATGTTGATATTATAAAAAAGGAAAATGAAGAATTAAAAAAAAAGAATATAGAATTAGAAGAACGATTAAAAAAATATACAAATGGAGATAATCATAAACGATATTATGAAAAAAATAAGGATAAAATAAAAGAACAAGGAACAAATTATTTAAAGAAATTAAAAGAAGAAAATCCAGAAAAATTAAAGGAATATAGACGAAATTATTATTTGAAAAAGAAAGAGAGTTTAACTGATAAAAATAAAGAAATTTAATTTTCCTACTTAATTATATAATGAATGAATAAATCTAAGCAATATCATATAGTAAATTATGGTAAATTTTAAATTTATAAATCCAATCAAAATCATATACTAATCCTATGTTTTTATTTTCCAACCAAATATCAAGATAATAATTTAAATTTTCAGTTTCAATATGTTGTAGTATATTTATTTTTTTATTTATACTTAATTTAACTATATTATATCTATAATCATTTTTACTTATAATATTTATATAGATACCATTTGTGTGTGAATATTTTATCCTACCGTCATATTCTAAAATTATATTTAATACATCAAAAGGTAAATATGGTGAATTTAACATTTTGTTCTATATTATAGAAAATATAGTATAATTATTTTAATTTAACCTATAATAGATTTCTATGGGTTAAATATATCTAAATGATTACATTCAGATATTACACCTTTTGATTTTAGTTTTTTTATTCTATCTTTTTTAACTCTTATATCAAAATTATTTATAATATTTTTATCAAATTGTTCTTTGAATATTTTCTTTTGTTCCTTATCACCATAAATATTATATCCTTTACAACCTTTATTACAAAAAATATGATTACAACTATCATATGTAAATTTTCTTGCTTTATTATCTGGATATCTACCTTGTATCCAGTCAGCTGGATTTTTTTTATATAATTTTTCAACATAAGGAACATATGTATTTTTACAAAATTTATTACATTTTCTGGTTAAATTATTTTTTACTTTTTTATTTTTAATTTTTTTAGTATTTTTCATTTTATAATATATATATAATAATTATAAAATATTATAACAATTATTTTTATAGAATTGAATAAAGTATTTTTGCGTATAATTACTTAAAGAAATAATCTTTAGTAATTATATAGGATGTATTCTAAAAAAGAACCTCCTGATAAATATCGGTGTTTGAAACTTCCTATTACTTCTATTCTTTATAGCGACAAAGAAGAAGTTAAGGAAAATATAGATATTCTACAAAATGCTATTATTAGAACCAATAAAATTACTACAAAAACTTATTTTTTATTGAGATTATGGGTTCTTGATAAATATCATAAAGGTTTAGACATTCCTGAAATTACAGAGGATACTATTTCTATGTGTATGAAATCTATTTTATTACCTTCTTCGGGACAAAAACCTAAAGGAAATAATGCGGTTTTATTAAAGGAATTTCAACAACTACATAATTTTGGTTTAGAAGATGGTAGTAATTTATCCTCTATTTTAGATTATTATGCTACAACAATGATAACAGCAATTGAAAATAATATTAAAATGCGTTTTTTTGATTATATAAAGAGATTTGTAAATTCTTATTTCAAACATTTGTATCAAGAAGAAATAGAAAATAAAGAAATCAAGAAACAACTTTATAAAGAAATCAATTTAGTGAAAAATGATATTATCAATAATACTTTAACTTGTGATGAAAAATATCATAAATGGTTAAAAGAAAATCGGTATAAGATTGTTCCTGAAATATTTGAAACCAGTTATTATTATGATATTAAAATTACTCCTTATAAGTATTTGAAACATATGATTTTTATGTGTTTAGAATTAGAAAAAATAGAAAGAAAATCCTTTCAGTTTTTTCCTATACAAACCAATGCTATACCAAGACATATTCAAGTGGATACAAAAGCATTAGTTGAATTATTTGTTGATACTAAAAAACATCAAAAATTATTAGATATTTGGATTACGAATTCTAAAGAAATAACAAAAGGAAAAAATCAAGGAAAAATAAAAAATAAAACTAAACAAGATTTATACAATCAATTAGAACAAAACAAAGAATTTATTTGGAATACCTTTTTTAATATAACACAAACCAGAAAGAATTATGTTTTTGATTATACTATTATCACCGATGGATACGCTACTTCTTTAAGATTTTTACATAAGGATTTTGTAGAGGAAGAACAAACTAAAAAAGATAAGAAAAAAGCAGGAAAGAAAGCATTACAAGGATTAACCAAAGAACAAAAAGATAAAATGAAAGATGATAAAAAAGTATTACAAAAAGAACTAATTAAACAAAAACGATTAGAAAATAAAGATAAACCAAAAAAATTCAAGAAGGAAGAAAAACAAGAAAATCCTGAATTTCCTTACATTGATGAAGTTTCAAAAGAGGTTTTAGAAGGAAAACATATTTTTATTGACCCTGGAAAAAGAGCATTATTTTCAATGATGGATGATGAAGGTAATTATTTTTCTTATACTAACAAACAATATCTAAAAGAAACAAAACGATTAAAATATCAATCATTATTGAAAAATTACAAGAATAAAATAGAAATTACAAAAATAGAAGAAGGATTAAATAAATGTAATTCAAAAACCTGTAATATAGAAAAATTCCAAGAATATATTACAGCCAAAATAGAAGCAAATGAAATACTAGTTCCATTATATCAAGATATTAAATTTCGTCAGTATAAATGGTATACTTTTATCAACAAAAAACGAACAGAAGATAATATGGTGAATAAAATAGCAAAAAAATACAGCAAAGACCATATTATTGTAATAGGAGACTGGAGTATAGGAAAACAAATGAGAAACTTTATTTCTACTCCAAATTTAACATTAAAACGCAAATTACAAGATACATTTAGAGTATATAATATAGATGAATTTAGAACATCTTGTTTATCATATAAAACAGAAGAACCTTGTGAAAATCTATATTTGAAATTCAAAACAGACCCAAAACAGAAAGAAAGAAAGATACATTCTATCCTAACATATCAAATGGAAAATAATAGGAAGGGATGTATCAATCGTGATAAAAATGGATGTAAAAACATCCAAAAAGTATTTAATTCTTATATGGAAACAGGAGAAAGACCTGAAAAGTATAGAAGAGAATACACAAGGCATTGCGTTTCGCAAACTTCAATAAAATAGGCTAACCATTACAGAAATGTAATTGTGAAATAGTCTAATGCCCTTAGGGTGCTTTTACATCACTGAAAAGAGATTTGAGTAATTAATTTTTTATTTTTTATATTAAGTTTGTCTCATTTTTCTTTTTGGTCGGTGTAATATATAAACATATATCTAATCATATATCTAATCATAATATATGTTTGTAAATTGTTTTACAATTACGATACCAACGAACATTCTTGAAATAGCAATAAAAGAACTTTCTAAAAAATTTGGTGATAATATTCCCAAATCTTTATCATTTGATGGAGGTATGTTGTATTATATTACTCATTTATTTTGTCTAGACGAAAATGTAGATATAAATGTAGATATAAAAGAAATTTGTAATAAATATAACTGCGATATAGGACAACCTTATAAAATAGAAATAGAGGATTTTATGTATAATAATAATTATACAATATGTATTAGTTATAAAAAAGAAGGACCTAGATTTTATTTACAATTAGAATAATAGGCGTTTTAAATGAGAAAAGGTGTAATATATAACCATTAGTTAGAGAATTTAAAATTATTTATTTTATCCTTTTTTGCTACTATTTGTTGTATATCTTTAATTTTAATGTAAAACTAAATATATATATAAATGTCATTTAGAAAATTCGGTGGATTAAATTATGCAGCTAAGCACAACATTGTTGCAAGTAATTATAATAGTTCAAATAATTTATTAGTTAGTCAAAATGTTGGACAACCACACTCTTACATCAACTTTGATAGTGATATTAGTGGTACTCTAAGAGTATATGGAGAATTCGATTTAAATGGAAGTTTATTTGTGAATGGAAATGTTGACGTTTCTGGTAATTTGGCTGCTAGTAAAGATATTACTGCCTATACTATGCATGTTTTAGGACCATTTTCTACTTATCAAGACTCTACTAGTGTTGTACCTAAATCATATATAGATTCTCTAGCAACTGCTTTTACACCACACCTAGAATGTGCTTGTGCTACTACACCTATTTCTGGACCATCAGGTAATGGTAATATTAATCTATCTGGTCTTCAAACTATTGATGGATATTCACTCAAATCTGGTGATAGAGTTTTAGTTAAAAATCAAATATTCAAAAATCAAAATTATACTAGTGTTGATACATCTTATAATGGTCATCCATATAATGGGATTTGGGTTGTACACACAGACGATTGGGTTTTAGCAAAGGACTGGTCAAAAGGTACAGCAGTATATGGTGCGTCCACTTTTGTTCGTTACGGAGTAGTTAATAATAGAACTACTTTTGTACAATTAAATCAATGCCAAGTGGATATTGATTCAGATATCCCACCAGAAACAAGTATCTTTACAAATTATACTCTATTTGATATATTTGGCATATACGGTGCAGTTCCTCAGCGTGGACTTGACTATGACTCTTCTAAAGATATTTTGAATGTAGATACCAATTTAAACTTTATTAACTATTTAGATAGTGTTGCATACAGTTTAGGCGGACCAACTGGATCTACAGGTACTTTAAATATTGGTACAAATACTTCCTATAATGTTAATGTTGGGCAAGATGGCAAATTTGTTAACTTTTATAGTGGTATTACAGGTCCTACTGGTTCATTTAAAGAATTACTAGTTTCTGGTAGTGCGTCCATTATTGAAAAAGTAACTGTAGGTGGATTAATTACTGCTTCTAATGGTATTACCGGTCCTACTGGTTCATTTACTTCATTGATAGTAAGTGAAAAAGTAACTGTAGGTGGATTAATTACTGCTTCTAATGGTATTACAGGTCCTACTGGTTCATTTACGTCATTGATAGTTACTGGAGATGAAACTGTAGATGGTTCATTAACTGTTAACGGAAAACTTATCTTCCCAAATACTTTTGTTACAGGTACTGGAATATTTGATTATTTAACAGTACTTTCTAATGAAACAATAGGTAACAAATTAGGAGTATCTGGTACTGCATCCTTTAACGAAACACTAAATGTAGGTGGTTTAATTACTGCTTCCAATGGTATTACCGGACCTACTGGTTCATTTACAGAATTACTTGTATCTGGTAATGAAAGTATAGGTGATAAATTAGGAGTATCTGGTACTGTATCCTTTAATCAAACATTAAAAGTAGGTGGATTAATTACTGCTTCCAATGGTATTACAGGTCCTACTGGTTCATTTACAGAATTACTAGTATCTGGTAATGAAAGTATAGGTGATAAATTAGGGGTATCTGGTACTGTATCCTTTAACCAAACATTAAAAGTAGGTGGATTAATTACTGCTTCCGATGGTATTACAGGTCCTACCGGTTCCTTTACAGAATTACTTGTATTAGGTAATGAAAGTATAGGCGGAAAATTAGGAGTATCTGGTACTGTATCCTTTAATCAAACACTAAATGTGGGTGGGTTAATTACTGCTTCTGATGGTATTACTGGTCCTACTGGTTCCTTTACAGAATTACTTGTATCTGGTAATGAAAGTATAGGTGATAAATTAGGAGTATCTGGTACTGTATCCTTTAATGAAACACTAATAGTGGGTGGTTTAATTACTGCTTCCGATGGTATTACAGGACCTACTGGTTCCTTTACAGAATTACTTGTATCTGGCAATGAAAGTATAGGTAATAAATTAGGAGTATCTGGTACTGTATCCTTTAATCAAACATTAAAAGTAGGTGGATTAATTACTGCTTCCAATGGTATTACAGGTCCTACAGGTTCCTTTACAGAATTACTTGTATCTGGCAATGAAAGTATTGGTGATAAATTAGGAGTATCTGGTACTGTATCCTTTAACGAAACATTAAAAGTAGGTGGATTAATTACTGCTTCCGATGGTATTACAGGTCCTACTGGTTCCTTTACAGAATTACTTGTATCTGGTAATGAAAGTATAGGCGGAAAATTAGGAGTATCTGGTACTATATCCTTTAATCAAACACTAAATGTGGGTGGGTTAATTACTGCTTCTGATGGTATTACTGGTCCTACTGGTTCCTTTACAGAATTACTTGTATCTGGTAATGAAAGTATAGGTGATAAATTAGGAGTATCTGGTACTGTATCCTTTAATGAAACACTAATAGTGGGTGGTTTAATTACTGCTTCCGATGGTATTACAGGACCTACTGGTTCCTTTACAGAATTACTAGTATCTGGTAATGAAAGTATAGGTGATAAATTAGGAGTATCTGGTACTGTATCCTTTAACGAAACACTAATAGTGGGTGGATTAATTACTGCTTCCAATGGTATTACAGGACCTACTGGTTCCTTTACAGAATTACTTGTATCTGGTAATGAAAGTATAGGTGATAAATTAGGAGTATCTGGTACTGTATCCTTTAACGAAACACTAATAGTTGGTGGATTAATTACTGCTTCTGATGGTATTACCGGTCCTACTGGTTCCTTTACAGAATTAATTGTATCTGGTAGTGAAAGTATAGGTGATAAATTAGGAGTATCTGGTACTGTATCCTTTAACGAAACATTAAAAGTGGGTGGATTAATTACTGCTTCCGATGGTATTACAGGACCTACTGGTTCCTTTACAGAATTACTTGTATCTGGTAATGAAAGTATAGGTGATAAATTAGGAGTATCTGGTACTGTATCCTTTAACGAAACACTAATAGTTGGTGGATTAATTACTGCTTCTGATGGTATTACCGGTCCTACTGGTTCCTTTACAGAATTAATTGTATCTGGTAGTGAAAGTATAGGTGATAAATTAGGAGTATCTGGTACTGTATCCTTTAACGAAACATTAAAAGTGGGTGGATTAATTACTGCTTCCGATGGTATTACAGGACCTACTGGTTCCTTTACAGAATTACTAGTATCTGGTAATGAAAGTATAGGTGATAAATTAGGAGTATCTGGTACTGTATCCTTTAACGAAACACTAAATGTAGGTGGTTTAATTACTGCTTCCAATGGTATTACAGGACCTACTGGTTCCTTTACAGAATTACTTGTATCTGGTAATGAAAATATTGGCGGCATATTACAAGTAGATGGTAGTGTATTCTTTAATGAAACACTAAATGTAGGTGGTTTAATTACTGCTTATAATGGTATTACAGGTCCGACTGGTTCATTTACAGAATTAATTGTATCTGGTAATGAAAGTATTGGCGGGATATTACAAGTAGATGGTAGTGTATTCTTTAATGAAACACTAAATGTAGGTGGTTTAATTACTGCTTATAATGGTATTACAGGTCCGACTGGTTCATTTACAGAATTAATTGTATCTGGTAATGAAAGTATTGGCGGGATATTACAAGTAGATGGTAGTGCATTCTTTAACGAAACACTAAATGTAGGTGGTTTAATTACTGCTTATAATGGTATTACAGGTCCGACTGGTTCATTTACAGATTTAATTGTATCTAGTAATCAAAGAATTGGCGGCACATTAGAAGTAGATGGTAGTGTATTCTTTAACGAAACACTAAATGTAGGTGGTTTAATTACTGCTTATAATGGTATTACAGGTCCGACTGGTTCATTTACAGATTTAATTGTATCTGATAATACATCCTTATATGGAAATGTTGGAATAGGCAAAGCATATAGTAGTTATATATTAGATGTATATGGAAATGTCAATATAACTTCTCAAGATATACAACCTCTTCTTTCACTACAAAATGATAATAATAATTATGATTATACACAAAGTATTACCCTATTACAATTACTCAGACCTGGTAAATATGGTAAAACTCGTGATAATGTGGTTCAATTTAGTTTATCTAGGTATAATACTGATCCTACTGATCCTCGTGTAGGTTACGCTAATACAATATTACAGATTCAGATATCAAACGGAGATGAGAATATCACTGATACAACTCCTTTAACCATAATGAATAACTGTGTTGGTATAGGTGGAATATTTCCGGAATACACTTTAGATGTAAACGGTATCGTAAATAGTACCAACTATTTAATAAATGGAACAGCACTATCAACAATTTATGCTCCAATAAACTCTCCTAATTTTACAGGTGTTGTTACATTTTCAACAGGTTCTGTTACATTTTCAACAGGTTCTGTTACATTTTCATCAGGTACTACTGTTACAGTACCTTCTGCACCGATTACTGTTGGTAGTAGTAGCCCGCCGCGTGGTTCCGATGTAGTTAGTTATGTTACTGGTTTAAATTATGCGCCATTAGAGTCTCCTTCATTTACAGGTACTGTTTCATTTGCGACAGGTACTGTTGCATTTGCAGCAAGTACTACTACTACTTTTAATGGTCCTACTACTTCAAGTGGTATTTCTACTTTTAATGGTACTGTTACAGTACCTTCTGTAACAATTGGTAATTCTAGTTTTGATAATAATCCACCAACTTGTTACAATGTAAGTGATTATGTTACTGGTTTAAGATATGCGCCATTAGACTCTCCTACATTTAGTGGTACTGTTACAGTACCTTCTGTAACGATTGGTAATTCTAGTGCTAATGGTAAAAGTACAAGTCCACCAACTTGTTCCGATGTAATTACTTATTGTGCAAATTTGGGATATGCACCTACGGCCTCTCCTACATTTACTGGTACTGTTACATTTTCAACAAGTGCTACTGTTACAATACCTTCTGTAACAATTGGTAATTCTTCCGCCGGTTATGCAGTAAATTGTGGTGCGGTAGCTGAATATTTTGCTGAACAATTAGGTAATGTACAAACTTCATTAAGTAATTCAATATATGGTGCAACAAAACAGGCACTTACAGACGCATCAAATACTTATCTTTCAATTTCAACCGCAGCAAGTATTTATCAAACACAAAGTGGTATGTCTGTATATTCTACAACTAGTGCTGCAAACAGTTATGGATTAGCCACTTATGCACCAATAACAAATCTAGGAGCAGGCAATTATGCACCAATAGCCTCTCCTACATTTACTGGTACTGTAACAGCACCTATCTTCAATGTTAGTTCTGATTACCGTATTAAAGAGGATATACAAGCCTTATCTGATACATATTCTAGCGATAATTTAAATCCTGTAACTTATTATAATAAACAATCGGATAAACAAGATATTGGTCTTATTGCACACGAAGTACAAGAAGTGTATCCTATGCTTGTTACTGGAGAAAAAGACGGTGAAACGATGCAGTCGATTAATTATTTGGGACTGATACCAATTCTCATAAAAGAAATACAAGAATTAAAGAAAGAAGTAAAAACATTAAAAACAGAGATGACTGAACTAAAAGAAAAAGGAATAAATAATATAAAATAAAATTGATTAAAATAACATAATAAATAATTCACTATATTATTAATTACTTATTATGAAACTAATAGAGTTACAACAAATTCTTTCACAAAGAAATAGTCATAATCGTGACAACAATATAAATTTTTATGAAAAAGACCATAAATATTTTATATTATCAGATTCTGCATCCAAATATACATCTGTTACAACGTGGGTTCATAGTAATTTTCCACATTTTAATGCGGATGAAGTTATAAATTCTATGATTAATGGAAAAGGATGGAAAGAAGGGCATAAATATTGGGGACAAACACCTGAACAAATTAAATCAAGCTGGTCGAACAATAAAAGTGCGGAAGCTGGTACAAATTTACATTTGAAAATCGAGTGTTTTATGAATGATAAACGTATTAAATGTCAATATACTAATAAAGAGTTATACGATGTTTATACTAGTGATTATAATGAGGAAAAACAGTTGACAAAAAGTTTAGAATGGCAATATTTTATAAATTTTATACGCGATTTTCCGGATTTGAAACCATATCGTACAGAATGGACAGTTTATGATGAAGATGTTAAAATTGCAGGTTCTATAGATATGGTATTTGAAAATCCTGATGGTACTTTATCTATTTATGATTGGAAACGTGCAAAGAATATCACTAGAGTGAATAATTTTAATAAGTTTGGTATAAATCCAATAGTATGTCATTTACCCGATGCAAATTTCTGGCATTATGCTTTACAATTAAATATCTATAAAACGATATTAGAGAGAAAATATGGAAAAATAGTGAATGAATTATATTTGGTTCGTTTACATCCAGAAGCGGAAGAAAAAACATACGAATTGATTGTATTACCAGATTTAAAACGGGAAATGAATGAATTATGGGACGAAAGAAAAAATAAATTAGAAATATAAACTGCTTAAAACCAATATAAATAATAGATTAATATGCTTTTAATAAGTAAGGAAATATTTTTATCATTAGCATTCATCACATTTTTTTACTATTATAATTATCCAAATGAACTAAATATATTATTATTAAATGTTCAAACATATATTGATAAGTGTGTAAACAAGTATGAAGATATTTTTGAATATTTATTGATAGGAGATGGTTGTAGTATCGAAGGAGACACAGAATCTGAAACAGATTTTGATGAAATTTCAGAGGAAAATAATGAATTAGAGACTACATTTTTAAAAGAAGTTAAATATGAAGATAAATATTTGGTTGATATTAGAAAATTAAATAAAGAATTTATTTTTGATGATGAGGAGAAAGAGTTAGAAGAGAAAAAGAAAGATGAAATTTTAACTACACTTAATAATAATTATAAGGAAACAGTTAATATTGTAAATGTTCGTTTAAAAGAGATAGAAACTGAATTAAAAAATACAGATACCGCAGAATATAGAATAGATATCTTAAGAAATACAATAGGAAGAGGATATCCAAATACTGGTGAAGATGCAGAAATAATAAATGAATTTTTAAAAAAGAGAATGGAAAAATTTGAAGAAGATTTAAAAAATACAGTTATTGATGAAGAAATAATAAATACATCTATTGATAATAGAAGGAGAGAATTACTAGAAGAATATAATACACTTGTAGATGAAATAAATCATTTATACAATGTTAATGAAGAAGAACAAGTAAAAGAGTTTAAAGAGAAGGCGGAGTTTGAGGCAAAAAAAATGATAATTGACAATAAATTAAATAGACTAAAGGATTGTTTTGTTATGGAAAAAACGCCTCTAGGAAATGTATTAATGTTTTATAATCATTCTCGTGATGCTTTTGAATTTTTTAGTGATAATACTATACCTTATAGATATTTAGAAACAGTAGCTAGAAAATATGTAAAAATATTTAATTGTAGGCCTATTTTTGTAGATATGGAAGAAGAGTTAAGGATTTGTGAAGAGCGAATAGAGAAGGAGGAGAAAGAAAAAGAGGAGCAAGAAAAAGAAAAAGAGGCTTTAAAATTGTTGAATAATACAAATCAACAAGTAAAACAGGTAGAGCAAAAAAAAAGTGTTTTTGCTAAATTTAAGAGTTACAATAAAGAGGCTGGTACAGGAAGGGTGAATACATGTGCTCCACCAAAGAATAGTATTCCGAATAAACCTGTAACTGAAAAAGATTCAACAGAAAAAATATTGATGAAGGAAAATGCGAATCGTTATACATATGAGGGTAAATTATCAAATTTTAATTTTTTAAAGAAAGTGGAGAGAAAGATGGTAGATAAAAAATACGGAATGAGTTTTGCAGAATTTAAACGTCAATTGATTTGTGGAAATAACTAATATCATTTAACGATAATGGTAGATTAAATAAAATGTCTAAAAATATAAGAATTTTAAATTTAAAATTATAATTTAAAATTCTTCTAATAATATAAGTATTATGAATAAAACAAAAAAATTAAAAAGCTATCGAGTAACTAAAAAAACGCGCAAATCGAATAGAAAATATTTGGGAGGAACTACCAATAAATCTAAAAACAAAAAGGAAAATAATGATAATAGTGACAATAGTGAGAGTGATAGTGACAATGGTGTTCTAGATATTGTATCAGATAAAGTAGGTGATTTTGCAGCTGATACAGGTGAATTTGTAGCAAATAAAACCTTACGATTATTTGGGTTAGAAACTATTAAAAATGCGAAAAAAGAAGCAGATGAAAATGCAGATAATAATTCCAATGTAGATGATAAAAATCGAGATAATAATAGTATAACAGCAGGTATAACCGGTATAACAAGTAAATTAGGTATAACAGGTATAACAGGTAAATTAGGTAATATTGCATCTGATTTGTTGGGTTCTACAACTTCAGTGGTTCAAGGTATTGGTTCAGATATTAAAGATGTAGCTAATCAAACAGCTGCAGACACAATAGGTAATGTAAATGAAGTATTAGGTAGTCCTCAATTAAATAAATCTGTAAGTGAAACACTAGAAAATACAAGCGAAATTGCAGAAAATGTTTTGGAGGATTTTAATGATGCATTAAATTCACCTGAAATGAAAGAACAAACAGCAGAGGCATTGGATAATATAGGTGACTATACTGAAATTGCAGTAAAAGCTTTGGAAAAACCATTAGATAAGGCAATTGATGAGTTAAATGAAGCAGGAACAAAGGCGACTTCAGGGGCAATTTCAGGAGCCATAAAAGTTGGTACAGATGCATTTGCTGCAGTACCTTATTTAGGTGCTGTAGTTGAATTAGGTAAAATAGTAAATGATGGTTCAAAGGCAATAGGAACAGTAATAGAAGCCGGCAACGAATCTATAGAAACAGCAGCTAATTTATATACCGAAACAGAAAAAGGAATAAATAAGGGTATTAAAGAATTAGAAAATAAAAAGAGAGAAGCAGATGATATAATGGATCGAACTGAAAAATCAATTCAAAAATTTACAAAACCTATAAATAATATATCATCTATACCTGGAAAATCTAAAGTGCCTACGGGTGGTTCTAATCCTAAAAAAACAAAAAAAAAATTATTAGGTCGTAAAGGTAAATCGAAGCGTGTAAGATTTGCATTATAGATTTTTTATTTTTATTTTGTTTTATTTAATTTTTGTTTGTTTCCATTCTTTAAATCCATTACTTTTATATATATTAAAGGAACTCCCTAAATGATCAAATGCAATTTTATACGTTTTTTTATGATGTTCGTCTAGTTGTTCTAGATATTCTAGAATTTCTTTTTGTTGATCTTCTGGATATTTTCGAATTAAATCTGGAATTGGTATCATTAATTTATCAAATTCGCTTGATAACATATTAAGTGTTTTATCGTTATTATCGTTATTATCGTTATTTGTATTATTCATATACATTGATTATATGAATAATTATTTAATCAATTTTAAAATTTAATTAATAATTCATTTATTAACTATACTTCTTAACCGTTATATGTGATCATAGCTATTATTTTGTTACCTGTATTCGTATCAAATTGTAAATCACTTTCATTTAACATTTTGGTAATACTAGTATCGATACTATATCCATTGGATAATAAAAATGAGAAAAGTGTAGGAACTTCGTCTGTTACCATTAGATTTGTATTGCAATTTGTATTGCAATTCTCTAGAGAAAGTAATGCTAATCCACACTGTTTTGATTTATTACCATTAATCCCATTTCCATTTGGTATTTTAAATGTGCTTAATGGTGGAAATTGAATTCTGCGAACGAAATTTACTAATGGGCCTTGAGGTAATAAATTGATAGTAACAATATTTTTATAACATTGGTTGTATGTATCTAGATATGGTTGGCTAAATAAGGTGACTGTTTTATAGGATTGTTGTCGATGCATTGATAAATATCTACAAAATAAAAAAAGAAATTTTAATTAAATTACAAGAATTAAAGTAAACTACTAATTACTAATTACTAATACTAAAATACTAAGTTAAAATACTAATAAATATTTATTCATTTCCGCATAATTCGCTGCTTATTCTTCTTCTCTCTAATGAAGAGTCACTATTTGAATCTGCTTCATCATAGTTTTCAATTAAAGATGGCATAGATGAATGAGTTCTACTTGAATAAGTAGTTTCATTGTCTTGGTTATAATATTGATTTTGGTAATGGTCTTGTTCCAATAAATATTCTGCTTCTGTATCACTAATACTTTGCAAATCAACTGAGTAGTTATCTTCTTCAGCCTCTAACTTTTCTCCCATTAAATCAGATAATACAGATAATAGTTTGGTTGCAGATTTCATTTGAAATTCTAAAGAATTAATTCTATTTTCATTGGAATCGCCTTGTCTAGTCGTTGGTGATGTTTCCCATTTACTAGTATTTAATGGTATATTTTTTATTTGTAATAAAGGTTCAGTGCGAAATAATACATTTGAATTAACTTGATATGATCCAACTTGAGTATTTGGACAAAATAATCCACCTACTAATTGATAAACAACACTTTGTATACCAAGCACTTTTTCTTCTAGATTTTTTATCGTGTCTGCTTGCTGTTGTACTACTGATTCTAAATATCGACAATTTTCTACAATTTGATGTTTATTCATCAAAGTATCTTGAATTGGATAAGTATTTTTCAATAGTAACCAGTAGATATTATTATTTTCTGGGTAAATTTTATATCCTGAGGTTTGTAGAAATACTATTTGGAATATTCTTTCCGTTAAATCATTAGGATATAATAGTTCCATATGAACAAAAGCAGATTTATTTTGCGTATCATAAATTTCTATAAATCCTGGTTTTTTATTGATTGGTGTAAAATCAACACGTTTAACTTTACCTATATTTAAATGTTTAAATATAGCTTTTACCTGTTTTTTGTCATATTTACCAGACATACGAGGAATATAAAAACTGATTTGTTGATTAGAGTTCATTTTAATTAATTAAGGTTAGTTTTTACTAAGATAACTTACTGAGTTATCTATTATTTAAAATGAAAAAAGTATTTCAATTTTTTTTTAAATTAAATAAAAATAAAAAATAACCAATAAAAAAGATATTATTACATCTTTTTGTCATTTCAAATACCATTTTTAATGGTAAATATTTAGAATTATAATAAATTTAAGTAAGTAAAATAATAATATATACTATAATGGTTGAATATATATATTATAATGGAAAAGGTTCAAATAAAAAAGGTAAATATACTGTAACAGAATTTTTAAATATAATGAATAAATACCATAAGAATGAATGTGCTGATTTTTTTGATTATAAAGATAATTATAAACCATGTGTTGAATATAGAGAAATGGATAAAAAAGATTTAGAAAATGAAAAGAAAAATAATAAACCAATGTTTTCTACTGTTAGAAACAAGAAAGAACAAAAGAAATACACAGATTTGTTATATAAATGTTATGGAAAAACGAAAAAACAAAGAGAGGAAGCTAAAATACGAAGAAGAAAAAACTTTCATTGCAATTTAGATGAATATATCACTTATAGTGAGGCAGGAAAAACAAAAAATCCCTCTTGTAAAAAAACAAGAAAATTAAAAAATAAAGTAAAATAAAAAAGATATTGACTTGTAAATAAGTCTCACTTTGATTTTAATTAATTTAATTTTTCTAAAAGCTAATACTAAATTTATAATATAAATAATTACAGTTGTAGTTTTTATAATTGTTTTCAAGTTGAATTATATTTTCTTTTTATTTTTATTTTAATTTGCTATAGTCTCGTCGATATAAACTATTGTTGAACGATATGGACGAGGAGGACGATGTACTTTGGGTTGAGCAGAATCATCGACCATTTCGACGAGTGATGGTTGTTGTACAGGTGGTGGAAATTCAGTTACAACATTTATATCTAATGGTGGTACACTTATTACTTGTCTATTACGAGTATAATTATGAATAATAGAGCGAATTTTGCCAAAAATATGACCATCTACTCTATCATATGCTTCCTCCTCAGCTTCATACTCATCGTGACGAAGTAACATTGCTTTCACCATTTGTTCCATTGTAATACCTTGTTCCAACAACTTTTCGGTGAGATATGCTGCGGATGGTTTCGGTTCTTCCTCCTCAACTTCAACGGATGATTCGCGATCTTCTTCGTCGTCAATATCTTCATCTTCCATATCATATTGGTCGTGTTCGACACCTTCAATATTATTCATAAAGAATCTTAAACCACGAAGAGCATATTCATCATCCTCAAAAGATTCAACACTTTCCCATTCATCTTCATCATCTTCAGCTTTAATATCCTCAGCCATAGCAGAGCGGCAATAAGGACAACCGAAGCCATTATGCGCAACACTTTTCATTAAACAACTTGCGTGAAAACAATGTCCACACTCAGTAGTAATACAATTTTTAGTACATTCAATATCCTCCATACAAATAGGGCAATCCATTATTTGTTTATCAGAAGACATTTTAAATTAAGAATTTAATAAATAAGTAATGAAATTAGTAAGTTTTAAAATTTATAGTAGATTAAGTTACTTTATATTAATGACGTAGTTTTATTTCAATTTTTTTTTATTTTTCGAAAGTATTTAAATAGACTAAAAATTTATAAATAATGTATAATTGTATATTTACAACTTTTTTACAATTCAAATGGCGATTATTTATAAATTTTTAGTAAATACATAAATTAAATATTTAAATAAAAAAATTGAATTGCTTTTACTAGTAATATAATAATGCAAATATAATTCAAATATAATTCATTTTAAAAACTTACTCGTAACAATGTCATTTAATAATAATTTAAGTCTTTATATTCCTCATATCTTTGGTAATTATACCAAGGAGTATGTAGCAAAAACATTCGAAGATTTAAATATAGGTAAGGTAAAATATATTGATTTTGTGCAGAAAATCAGCGATAATGGTCTTGTATACAATGCGGCATATATTCACTTTGAATATTGGTTTACAAATGTAGTTGCTCGTAATTTTCAAAGTCGCGTACTAGATACTACGAAAGAAGCTCGTCTAATGTATGAGGACCCTTGGTACTGGATTGTACTAGAAAACAAGTCCAACAAGGTAGTACCTGGTGCTCGTAAGCCAAGAATTGTACTAGACAACGTCAGCATAAAGGTGCCAAATGCGCCAAAAAAAACTAAAAAAGAAGAGTATTATGACAGAGGTTTTGATGATCTCTGTCGCCAAATTGCGCTGGATTTTGACGAGGATTGTATGGATGATATAGAAGCTTGTATGGCAGAAGACGACAAGCATCTTATATCTATTGATGGGCGCTATGTTCAGACATTAGAAAAAGAAAATCGCGACTATCTTGATTATATAGCTGAAATGCAGCATAAGCTTAATATTTTAGTAGATGAAAATATGTGTTTAAGAGGAGAAATACAAATTATTAAAGAGCAATTTGTTGTACCATTATCATATTAAATTTTAAATAAACTTAATTAAATTAAAAGTGAGGCTTGTTTTGAAGTCAATACCTTTTTTTATTTATTTTTTATTTATTTTTTATTTTGATGAACCACAAGAAAATAAAAAATGAATTATAATTGAGTTGGATTGATTATAAATTTTAGTAAAATAGAATTATGTTTTTATTTTTATTTAATACATACCAGTCTGGTTTCTCTCTTCCTTTCTTCCAACTAGCAATTTTTTGTTTTTCTGCGGACATATAATAGTTTCTATATGAGTCAATAGGATTTTCTGTTTTATAAACTATAGGCATAGCTAAAGCAAATGGTGTTAATCCACTCTCTTCAAATTTATCATCACTAGGCATATTTTCTTTCAATATTATTGACATTAAATAAGATTTATGATATTTTGTAGATGGATGACCATAGCGAAATCTCCATTCGTTGTGTAGTTCTTCAATTAATTCTAATGTCCATAAAAAGTTGGCTTTTGATTTACGACACCAAATAGTAACAGGATGGTTTTTGTGTGCTAGTTTATATATTCTTTCATTTACTTCGTCATCTGGGTCTAATATTCTTTTTGCTGAACAAAGCATTTGTACAGCTTCTAATAATATTTTACTTACGTGTTTATCCATCATAAATTGAGCAATTTCGCGTTGAATTAATGAAAGAATAAATAAATTCATTATTATTTTATAATGTTATCAATTTTAATTTGAAAGTATTTAAAAAATGTATTATAAATTCAATTTTTATTTATATAATAAATTAAATTAGAACAATGTGTATTTTATATGCCCTTATAATTATGAATTCAATATTTTAATAAAAAATTGAAATGAATTAATATATCATAAATAATAATATTATTAAAATACTCTTACTAAAATGTCGTCTATTCGTAAAATTAATTTAAGAGATAAAAAATTTGATGTTCTTAAAAAACATTTACTTTGTAAATTAAGTGTCTTGGAATTAAGTAAACATCCAACTCAATTACAATATATACCTTATAAAATTAATTTTATTAGCAGAAAAAAATCAATGCACTTGTGTATGTTTGATGATCCTCATAATCATCCTTATTGTATTAAAAATAAAATAAAATTGTTTACAAGATATATTATGTTAAAAATTAAAAAAAATGGTAAAGTTAAGATACTTCGAAGAAGTAATGCCTGGTATTGTGATCCAAGATTTAAAAAATATTTCTGTTATTCTTCTTATTATTAGTCTTAGATTAATACATTAAATATATTATTTAAATTAAATTCATTTAGACCGACAAAAATTAAAAATCAAAAGAACTATTTATGAGTTGTTCTCATTTCATAACTTGTGAAAATGGGCGTTTTAAATGAGAAAAGGTGTATTATATTTGAAAAACTTAAAAACTAAAAAATAATACAAAACAATACTGATAATGATACAAAAATAAATAAAATAAAACAATTTACATCGGCATTTGAAATGTAAAAAGGTGTAAGATTTTTTTTTACTATTTATATTTAACTCGTATTTACACCTTTTAACATTTCAAATGTCTAAATTTTTGTTTCAGCGCCACTAAATTTAATGTATTCATCTAGATTACAATTTCTTTTTTTTGCTGTTTTTTTATATTTATTACATTTATTTAGTAGTTTTTTATATTTTTTTTCTGTTTTTTTGCTCCTATTATAATCAAATACTGGTTTGTTATGTTTCATATTATATTCTATAGCTTTACGGTTCATTTCTTTATATTCATAACATGGTTTATAATCTAAATCAGGTAAGAATTCAGAACATTCTATATTATAATTTTTATTCATTATTTTTAAAAATTCGTTTACAGTATGTTTTCCACTTTTTTTTGCTCCAACGCCGGTGTAATATATATATTCAACCATTATATAATAATATATATATATATATATAAATCGGCATTTAAAATGTTAAAAGGTGTAAAATATGTCTTACTCAAAATCAAAATATTAATGTAAATTTGAATTTTTAAATTTAAGCTCTCCAAATCTTGCTATATACTGCATATTTCTCATAGTACAAGCGAAGGAACATCCAGAATGCGGATTGTTAACATATCCACCAAATAATTCGTTCATTTTTGCACCAATTTTTTGCAAATTAGGATGGGAACAAAACATATATCCGTCCTCCTCTGGTTCTCCTTTCATAAAATCCCACATTTCTGTAAGAGTTATGGCTTGGTAAGCATTTATATATAATTTTCTATCATGTATATCTTTGACATAATTAAATTTACCTGGAATTAAAGGTTCTAATATATCGTCTGATGGAATAGGAGGTGGATAAATATCATATATTGGATTTTGTGTTGTTGATTCTGTCATTTTAAATATATATTATTAATTTATATATTTAAATTGTATTCAATTATTTTTTAAAATAGATATATATGACTGAAAAGAATTTAACCAAAAAAAAGAAATTGATCATCGAAACCTCTTCTTCTAAGAATTCAGAGAGAAGTCATTCTAAACGTATTAAAAAGCGCGACGACAATAATAATAAAACAAAAAAGAAAAGGGGAAAACGTTTCATTATTGAATCGTGTTCGCCATCTTTGACACCATTTCAATTAAAGGATAAAATTGAATCAAATTTGAATGTTGATAATAAAATAGATTTAAATATAACTCAAAATTGTAAAATAATGTCATCTAGTGGTAGATTAAATGAACCATTTATTGAACTAATGGAACAATTATCCGTTATTATGTTAAAACACGGAGAACCATTCCGTGCGCGTGCTTACCAAAAAGCTCAGGAAACTATGATGTCTTACCCTAAAGATATGACTAGTCCTAAGGATTTGGAAGGTAAACCTAGTATTGGGTCTACTATTATGGAAAAATTGAATGAATATTGTGAGACAGGGACTTTAAAAATTCTGGAAAGAGAGAAAAATAATCCAGTCAATATTTTAGCTGACGTATATGGTATTGGACCTAAAAAAGCGAAAGAACTAGTGGATAAAGGTATTACCACCATTGCCCAACTACGTGACAATCAATCGCTTCTTAATGATAACCAAAAAGTCGGACTAAAGTATTACGAGGATATTTTAAAACGTATTCCTCGCGCCGAAATCGAACAATATAAAGCCATCTTTGAATCCGATTTCAAGAAGGTCGCAACACCGAATTCCCGGTTTGAAATTGTAGGTAGTTATCGACGTGGTGCGGAATCGTCTGGAGATATTGATGTCATTATTACATCGGATACTTCCAAAGTATTTATAAATTTTATTGATTTATTGATTCAACAAAAAATAATTATTGAAGTTCTCTCTAGAGGCACAACTAAGTGTTTAGTTATTACCAAATTACCTACTTCTCCTGATGCTAGACGTGTTGACTTTCTTTATACCAGTCCCGAGGAGTATCCTTTTTCGGTACTATATTTTACTGGGAGTAAGATTTTTAACACTATGATGCGTCACGAAGCATTAACAAAGGGTTTGACAATGAATGAACACGGATTATATACTTTGAGTAGCGATAAAAAGACAAAGGGTGAAAAAGTGGATCACGTTTTTAAGGATGAGAATGATATATTTGATTATTTAAATATGGAATATAAGAGTCCAAAAGAACGTGTGGATGGACGCGCTATAGTTATAAAAAACGCAAAAAAAAAACCTCTTTTCATTATTGAAGATGATTCATTAGAACAAAAAGAACAAAAAGAGATAAAAAAAGAAGAAAATGTAGATAGTAGTAATAATTCTAAGAAAATTATGAATGATTTTAAAAAAAATGGTATTAAAGTATTAGAAGGTTTAAATGAAAATCAATTAGTTTCACTTGTGAGAGAAGCTAACAAAGCATATTATAATGATAAATCATTAATGACTGATAATGAGTTTGATATTGTTAAAGAATATATTGAAAATAAATATCCGAGTAATTCCATTATTAATGAAATTGGCGCTCCTATCGAAAAAAATAAAGTCAAATTGCCTTATCAAATGGCGTCCATGGATAAAATTAAACCAGATACTAATGCATTGGTTTCTTGGATGCTTAAATATAAAGGACCTTATGTTTTATCGTGCAAATTAGATGGAGTAAGTGGTCTATATTCTACCGAAGGTCCAATGCCGAAATTATATACACGAGGTGACGGAAAGGTTGGACAAGATATCAGCCATTTGATTCCTCATTTACGACTACCAAAAACAAAAGGTATTGTGATTCGTGGTGAATTTATCATTCCAAAAGCCGTTTTTGAAGCCAAATATAAAAAGGTGTTTTCCAACCCCAGAAATATGGTTGCTGGAATTGTTAATCAAAAGTCCATAAATGCAGCCCTTAAAGATTTACATTTTGTTGCATATGAAGTGATTAAGCCTGATTTAAAACCGGTAGAACAAATGGAATATCTTGGCACTATTGATGTAGAGAGAGTTCTATATAAAATCGAAAAAACACTCTCTAATGAAATGTTATCACACACTTTAGTAGAATGGCGTACCAAATATATATACGAAATTGATGGTATTATTGTTACAAATAATGCAATTTATGAAAGAAAAACTTGCAATCCTGAACACGCTTTTGCCTTTAAAATGGTATTATCTGACCAAATTGCAGAAGCGAAAGTAGTCGATGTCATATGGACACCTAGTAAGGATGGTTATTTGAAGCCACGTGTGCAAATAGAACCTCTACATTTAGGTGGAGTTGAAATCGAATATGCTACAGGTTTTAATGGTGCTTTTATCGAGAATAATAAAGTTGGTGTGGGGTCAGTAATCGAATTGATACGCAGTGGTGATGTTATACCTCATATCCGAAAAGTTAATGTACCAGCTGAACAAGCTAAAATGCCAGATGTGCCTTATAAATGGAATGAAACTCACGTCGATATTATGTTGGAAGATATTGAAACAAATGAAACCGTCAAAGAAAAACTAGTTACTGCATTCTTTCGAGGTATAGGTGTAGATGGACTGAGCTCAGGAAATGTTGCACGAATTATGCAGTCAGGTTATGATTCGGTACCAGCTATTATTAAAATGTCAGTTGCGGACTTTTTAAAGGTACCTGGATTTAAAGATAAAACTGCAAATAAAATTTATGATGGTATTCACGAAAAATTGAAGGCGGTTTCCCTTGTTACTTTGATGTCGGCATCGAATTTACTTGGACGTGGAATTAGTGAAAAGAAAATGGAATTAATTTTAGACCCTGAGACGGGTTATCCCGATATACTCCTTGCTAAAATACCTACTGGTGAGAAGATTGCGAAGGCTGCCGCGATTAAAGGAATGGGGGAAAAGTCCGCTCAACTATTTGTAGAGAGAATTCCGGCATTTCTAGCGTTTATGAAAGAAGCTGGTTTAGAAAGTAAATTAGTACAAGGAGTTGGAGTTCCACAGAAAAAAACATATGATGAATCACATCCTTTATATGGTAAAACTATTGTTATGACTGGATTTAGAGATGCAGAACTTGGAGAAATTCTTAAAAATTTGGGTGCTAAAGTTGGTGCATCCGTTTCAAAAAATACATTTGTAGTCTTAACAAAAGATAAACACGAAGATACTGGAAAAGCAGAGGAAGCTAGAAAATTGAATGTAGCTATATTGACACCTGACGAATTTAAACATAAATATTTAAATAAATAAATTATGAATTATACGGTGAAGGGAAACAAAAAAATGTTAGGACAAAAGAATATCTTGCATATTTAAGAATGTTCAACATATTCTATTTCTTTTTTTTTTGTCATTTTGTAAAAGGAGAAAATAATTTTCCTTCAAATAAATACTTTCTCGATGAAGTGGAGGAATGGAAGCAATTTTCTCTCTTCGAACAAAAATATAATAAAAATTATGAAACATTTATAGAATTAGAGAAACGTTTTCAAATATTTAAAAAAAATTTACAAACGATTCATATTCATAACGTGGATAAAGAGAGAAATTTCACAATGACTATTAACCAGTTTACAGATTTGACAAGTGATGAAATTAGAGAAAATATATTAATACTTGTTTAGCATTTAATGAAAAAATGAGTGTATAGGTGAAAAGTTATAATAATTATACAATTTATTTTATGTTACTCTAAAATTCAAACTCATATTCTATTAACATTTTCATATCGGTTTTCAATTTATTATACATTTGACTTTTTATTTTACTTAAAATTGTATCTTGTTTAAAATCAATATTCATTAGTTTAATTAATGTCTTATCACAAATCGTATCAAAATTTTCATCATTATTTATTTCATTCATTTTACTTTTTTTCCAATTATAAAAATGCTTTGATATTTTAATGTGTATTATATTTAAAAATTTTACTAGTTTCTCTCTTGTACATTCTTGCCAAACATTATTATTATTGTTATTATCTATCGACTTATCATAAATATATATTGTATTCGATTTTTGAATTAGAGCAAATATCGGATATATTGTTTCGTTTGTATCATTTCCATTTTCATTTTTTACATATATTGTCTTTGTAAATAATTCATTTATCGTATCATAAAATGTATTATTTAATAAGAAATTTATATCATCATCCGTAACTATGATTTTTTCCGATAAATTTTCAAATAACAATAAAGGTGTTATATTTGTGTTAAGCCATTCTAATACATTTATTTTCTTTTTCTTTTTATTCACCCATTTATTCACTTCATTCATTTTTTCTTCTAACGCACTATATTTTTGTGCCATTTCTAATAACATTTTATACATATTCTGTTGTGATGGTATTTCCTCTTCATCTTCTATCACTAAACAAGACTTATTTCGCTTACTTTTACTTAATAACTCACAAAGATTCGTATGTTTATTTAAGTTTGTTTTCAATTTATAGCTTTTACCACAATGTATACAACATTGTCCCGGCTGTTTTATTTTATTTGGAATATAATTATTTTTATGCATTCACTTTTAACTTTGGATTAACTTTTTATAATAATAAATTGAATATTATTTATTCAATTTTATTATAAATACTATAAAATTATAATACCGTTTTATATATATATTAATGGCTTCATTTTCAACATCAGGAATAAAATATAATGACCCTAGTAAACTTATGGATTTGCCACCTTTTATTTATCGATGTAGGAATTGTGATACCAATTTAACTACTAATACTCCCGCAAGTCAATATCAACGATTAAAACTTATACAAAATACTGTCCGTGTCTATTCCTCACTCTATACTTCTAATTTAGGACCATTAAATGCTTACAAAAAACCAACAGCTCTTACTTACGGTGTATGTTGGAATCAAATGAGTGATCGCCCAGAACCTAGTGTACAAAGAGCATCCATTCCTACTGGTTTCTATTCATCTATGAATGGACGTCATACATCGGTAACGTCTAGTAAACCTGGATCTCAAACACCAGGCGGAATTGGTTGCGACATAAAACATAACTCCTATGACAGATATTTAAATAGACTTAAAGGTAAGGGACCATTACGTAGAGGAGTTATTCCAGCTGGGTTTGGTACTCCAACTATTCCATTTAATCCTGCGTTCCCAATTTATGGGGCAAAAACCACTAAAACTAGTATTGTTAGCGGGTGTGATTGTCCAATCGAAAATGCGGCAGGAATTTTAAAACAAAATATACAAATCTATAATAATCCTTATTGGCAACCTAATCCTGATTTTAATTATGAATTTAAAGTAGGTGATTATGTATATGCGATTGAAACCGGAACACAATTTTACAAAAAAGCTGTAGTCATTGAAATATCACCGGAAGGAGTATATACTATTCAATTTTTAGATGGCACTACACAAGAAGTAAGCGATGTTAATGAACTATTAATTTATTACCCGTGTAATTGTAGTGATTCTACTAGTTCAGAGTTAGCTATTAATGGTTATTCTGTCACTAATATTAGTAAAATAATTAACAGTACTGCTTTTTGTAACCTTCTAACTAATTCATAACTTGTATAAAAGGTATTTTATTTGTATTTAGTAATATTTTACTAAAAATAATTTTAATATTTGCATTATTTATAATATGTTTTCCAGAAAAATAAATATGGTTATTTCAAATAACAATAATTCTATTCCGTCACAAATTAGACAGATGCGTGCGATTAATGATGCTAATTTAGCAGTAGCTATGAGAGCTCCTACATCACTTACATCACCTATTATTAGTAGAATACATAATGTGAAACCTGGTTGTGGGGGTTGTGGTAGATAGACATTGATCCATTTTTCATTTTTATTATAATATTAGAATATATAAACTAATATTATGATGCAATCTGCTTTTTCAAATGTTACTTCATATCCGTCAGGATCATTACACAAGGCTACCAATTTTAAGACAATGTTTGATACTACTATTCTTCCTTATAATAAAATGTATAATGGATGTTCCGGAAATTTGTGTTATACCACTAGTAAAGGCACATTTATTTATAAACCACACACGGATGTTGGTAATGTAGGCAGGTCCGCTGCGGGTTATTTAGCTCAACGAAAACGTATGTAAAAGGAACAACAATTTTATTAATTTATTGTGTACCTAATAAACTTTGAATTGTTTTTATTGTTGCGGTTTCTTTGAAAAAATCACTCCAATCTGCAGTTATAACTAAAACAATACCAAACATAAATAGTATAACTTCGGTTTCTTTATTAATCATTGCTTTTCTGTCCATTCTGGGATTAAATAAATAAATTAATAATAACGACATTAAAAAAATAAAGACAAACTCTACTCTAGATTTCCAGAATTCTATTTGAGTACCTAAAGATGAATCTTTTTGGTTTGTAAATTTTAAATAATGATTGATTAATGCTAATACTACGAATATAACTTTCGTTATTATTATTATTGTAATAAAAATATGATAAGGTTTCATTACTTATATATAAATATATACATTTTATATATTATGGCTTGCTCGTTTTCGTGTATAATATCGGCAATATTTTTTATAGGAATGATATATTTTTATAATAGAACGGATAAGAGTAAAATAGTGACTAAATATAAAGCACAATTACCTCCTGATTTACAGAAAAAGTATGAGAAAATATCAAAAGAGAGAATGTATATAAGTCTTTATGGATATGGTCTCGGTCTGATAATTTCTCTCTTTATCATCTTTTACAAACTAATGAAAAAGAATAATCTGAATACATTTTCATTAGTTTGTACTGTAATGGCTACGTGCTTTTTGACGAATTATTTTTATTATATTCTTTCACCTAAATCAGATTGGATGCTAAATCATATGAAATCTCCAGAACAAGTAAAAGCTTGGTTACAAATGTATAGAGAGATGCAAATAAATTATCATATGGGAATAGTATTAGGTATTATTGCAGTTGGTATATTAGCGTTTGCTTTTAGATGTTAAACCATTTGTATTTATATATTATTTTATAAAACAATTTAAAGATATATTGATTAATTATTTTATCCCAAGGGAAGGGATCTAAGGTAAGATATTATTATTTATTTTTTTTAAATTTTTAATTAATTATTTGTATTTATTATTTCGGGATTAATTGTGGTTCTACTTCTAATGGCAACCTGGCCGAGTGGTTAAGGCGGAAGATTAGAAATCTTCTGGGAAATTCCCGCGTAGGTTCGAATCCTGCGGTTGTCGCAATAGACATCGTACAGCAATTCAAAAACAAAATAATAATTTGAATTTGATGTCTGTACAAGGGCTTGTAGCTCAAATGGTAGAGCGCACCGTTAGCAACGGTGAGGTAGTGAGATCGATGCTCACCTAGTCCAAAATAGTTTCGTACAGCAATTAACGATTTATTAAAAATTAAATAAGGAAACTAGCAAAAAGTGGAGGAGAGGCTTGCTGGCGTAATGGATAGCGCACTGGTCTACGGAACCAGAGGTTCCAGGTTCGAGTCCTGGGTAGGTCGCAGTAATAAATATATAGCTCATATAGCTCAGTTGGTTAGAGCATCGGTCTTATGAGCCGAAGGTCTGCGGTTCGAGCCCGCATTTGAGCAAACAAATAATTTTATAAAATTAATAATTCAATTACTAATTTTATATATATTTAAATCGTGTATTCTATGTTACACCCTAAGACTATTATGTCTTCCGTACCGTTTGATTTTATGGAATAATTTTCACCTCCAAATACAATTAAATCTCCTGTATTTACAATATACGTATGGTTTTGATCTTTTGCAAAGAATATATTCATACTACCTTGTAATACAATGTAAAAGGATAAAAAGAAGTTATTTATCTTATCTATTTTATTTTCTTTTTCTAATTGCATTTTTTCAATAAAATATTTGTTTATACTTATATTTAAACCACCTAATTGATATGTTTCTTTTATTTTATTTATGATTTGTTCTGTATGAGTATATATTAAGGTTACAAGATAAGGAAGCGCTTCTAGGGGAAAAATACTTGTATTGTTTTCGAGTGGTTGCCATAGTTTTTGATTTTTATTTATTTCCAGATTATACCAATTTGTGATAGGAAGAGAGAAAAAGAATGGAATATTAATTTTTTGTAGTAGATTCTTTGGTACAATATTATTTAAATCTATTTCATATATATCGTTGATAATATTTCCATATTTTTCTCTCTTTTCTTGAAAATATTTTGGATTTTTAAAAGGTTTTTTTTGGCTATAAATTATTATATTTGAGGTATCTGTATTTATGAATGGATAATTTTCTTTTATTTGCTCGTATAAGTGAGTTATTATTTGATTATTTTTTTTATATAATAGTTGCTCATAAAAAGTTTCATTAAAAATACTATTTTCAATATAAATAGTTTCTTGTGGAGTATCTAATTCTTCTATAATATCTAATTTTGTAGTGTTTTCATCCATAAATTTATCAGTATAATATTCTAGATGAGGCGGTTTTGTTGTCCATATATTTATCATTAATATATTGGAATCTTGGGTTAAATTTGTATTTTGATTTGTATTAAAATTGTGAAATCCATAAAAATGATTTGGATTGATAGAGGCAATTTTGCCTTTTTTTTGCGGAATAATGACACCTTTATTTTCAGAGGTAAATGTTTTATATTTATATTGATCGAAATCTAAATCCAAACTGATGATAGATGGTGCCTCATCGGATAAGAATAGGACAAAAGTTGATTTTGGGTTTTCATATAAAATTCCCTCTTTTTTAATATAAGATATTTGAAAAGAAGATATACTCGTATCAGGTTGCCAAAATTCTATAAATGTTTCTTCTGTATCTTTCTCTTTTTCTTTCTCTTGTTTATCTAATAATTTCGTCATAAATATATTATTGCTATTTTTATCTAATAAATAATGTTTCTTAGTATTAGTAATATTCCAACTTTTCATTGATTCTGGATTAGACATTTTTATAAATATTATTGGAAATAAATTTTTAAATATTTTAAATATTTTATATATAAAACCATATTTGTGCATAACCAGGAGCACCTGCACCACCATTACCTCCGTTTGCTTTACCATTTGTTCCTGCTCCGCCTCCTCCTCCGGATCCATAACCATTTCCCCCTCCTCCTGCAGCACTTTCAGTCCAGACTCCTCCACCTCCGTATGAAGGAAGAGGTACAGGAAACGTGTAGTTAGTAGCATTAATATTAGGAAAATTACTATTAATGGCGTTTAAAGGGGAGTCCGCACCGTTAGTACCTTGTGGATTCTTACCACCTCCATTAGCATTAGACGCATTTCCGCCTATATACCACTGAAGATTCGGTCCAAAAGTATTACTACAAGTTCCACCATTACCAGGACTACTTACAGGTGCGGTTGAACCGGTTCCTTGCATCCCACCTCCTCCTCCACCTCCTCCATTTGCAACCATAGAATAACTAGGATAAGGACTCGCATTATCAATGAAACTAATATAACTACGATTTCCAGAATTACCTGGATTTCCCTGAAGTATACCACCTTGAGGTGCAGTTCCACCTGAACCTCCTGTACCTACTACTACATTAAAACTATTTTGAACAGTTACCGCCGCTCCATTTGGCCCTGTCCAACTAACTGGTACTAAACCTCCAAATATAGCTCCACTACCACCACCACTTCCACCACAAGCATACTGTTGATCCCCAAATGTAGTTCCTCCGCTACCACCTCCACCACCACCTCCAGAAAGAAGAAAGCCTATATTACCTGCCCAACTAGGTATTTGAAGTGTTTGTGAGCTATTACAGATAATAGAATATGCAGCACAGCAATTACTTGCATTATTGAATAAATCTGTACCACCAATTTGATAACCTATAGAACCTCCTCCTAGTTGAGCCCCATTTATAGCAGGAGGAGTTGTTGATGATACTAATTGTACGTTTGGGAATCCTTGAAACTGATTAACTGCTGGGATTGCATTCGAACTTGATCCTTGTGCTAAAATAGGATATGTGTAATTTGTATTAGTAATATTATATCCACTACTTAAATCGATACTTTGGTAACAATAACCACAATTAGCCATTATATTTATATAATATGATAACAAATTATTTAAAATAATTTAAACATATTCAATATTATTAGTTTATAATGGATTTTATTTATACCAATCCAAATTCTTTATCAAAAGAAATATGTGAAGATATTATAGAATTATATGAAAGAGACAAAAAATATGTTCATCGAGGTGTAACAGGTATTGGTGAAGATTTAAAAATTAAAGATACATGGGATTTAGCTATTAATTTAATATTAAATAATGAAGAAATAAAAGAATGGGTAAATATACATAAACTTTTATATACTGAATTATATAGTAATCTAAAAAATTATATAGAATCGTTCAATAATAACGAAGTTTATAATAAAAATCGTATAGACACTTGTAATAAATTTAAGATAATTTATGCGAATCCTTTAAAAGCAGAAACATTTCAAATACAAAAATCTGAACCTTTGACAGGTAAATATGTTTATCACCAAGATGGAATATATGAATTACAACAAAAAAGATATCGTATGATTACCTATTTATGGTATTTAAATGATGTCGATGAAGGTGGAGAAACGGAATTTTGGGGTACTTACAAAGTAAAACCAGAAGCTGGCAAATTAATATTTTTCCCTGCAACCTGGTCATACCCTCATTGTGGTAATATACCTATATCGAATGCAAAATATATTATTACTGGCTGGTTATGTGCAGATGCAGATATGTAACAATAATATATTTGTATTATTAAATACTTAAAGATATCATTTATATATATATTGTGATGGTATCACCGTTAATTTAATTAACATAATATTTCCATACAGCAATAAACTCAAAAAATCTTTATTATGGTAATATAAACAATATGAAAGGAATGAAATTTCATAGTTTAACTTTAAAAACCGGAAATAGCACAAAAAAATAAAAATAAAATAATGGTCTTATAGTGTAATGGTTAGCACCAAGGACTTTGAATCCTTTAATCTGGGTTCGAATCCCAGTAAGACCTTTTAAGAAAAAAATATTATTATTAAATTTAAAGATATAATAATAATATTAGAACAAATACAAATACAAATAAATACAATTATAATAATACTATTTTAATCCCAGAATAAAGCTAAGGCTGCAATGATACTACGTTTATATCCTTGAGCGGAGACATTTCCAGAATATTTTGCTAGTTCTTCATAATTCATCAATAAATATATCACCATTGTTGCTGTCATCATATTTTTTTTAATAATATATCCAGATGCAGATCCTAATTTAGGCCAGAATGGATGGCATTTATTTTTGGTTTCAATTTGATTTACATTTTTATTTTCAGTTGCATTTTTAGGGTCTTCAAAATATTCATATTCATAGGAAATATCGTAATATTCTGCACCATTGTTATATACTAATTCTTTTACTATTATTTTTACATTATAATAGGACTTATTAAAAGGATTAAATTCATCATTAAATATAAATGAATTGGAAATGGTTCTAAGTTCTGTTGACATTTCTATCTATGAATACTTATTAGTATATTCACTATTTTTCAATCAATTTTATTTTATACATTTATTCATTATAGTTTGATTTAATTTAATTATATTCGATATAAAACTATTTAAAGACAACCTATGTTATTTATATGGAATGGTTCCATACAGCAATTAAACTTAAAATTAAACTAATAATCTGAATGGATTATTAAAAAGGAACCCGTACAAGGCTTTGTTAGCTCAGTTGGTTAGAGCATCCGGCTGTTAACCGGAAGGTCGCAGGTTCGATTCCTGTATAAAGCGAAATAGGAAATCTAGATATAATAATACTACTTGAAGATAGGATGATAATAATAATAATATACTAGAAATATTATTATTTTAATGATTGAGATTGTAATTGTTATATTATGTAGTTGTGGTTTTATTATTGTAGCAGGAGCTACTATAATTCATCATTATTTCTGGGTAAGGAGACACGGATAATGATAATCTTTAAATGGGTTTTTGAAATATTTTAATACATTCCCAGATTTTTGCTGATTCGTCCAAACTAAATGCACCTCTCTTATGTGCTAATGTTACAAAAGATACAATTACATTTAATGCTGTATTTTCATCTACAATAGCTACATCTACTAATTTAATATCATTTATTGGTACTTGTTCTTGCTCTTGTACTTCTTGCAATTTATTTTCACCGTTATTCATTTTAATATGTTTCATTCTTTTTCCTTTAAGTTTTTATTATTTTATTATATATTATAATAAAAAATTGATTTGAAAAATATATTAAATATTAAATAACAATTAATAAAATAGTTTATATCAGTATGACTCATTTAAATAACAACAACAATAATTCGGATATGATTAGTAATAATAGATTATTTTCGGAATTTTATACAACTTTTGAAAATGAAAAATTAACCGATACTAGTATAATTAGCACTGAAACATCACTTATAGATTTTCATTTTGGAATACTTAAATTGCACTCTGTGCCTGCTAGTATTACTAATAATGATATTGAATTGGTATTTGTAGTTGACCATTCACGGTCTATGTGTGATAAATGTTCTGACGGTAAAACAAAAATGCAACATATTATTCATACTTTAAAAAATATGTTTTTATATTTTCACAAAATTACATCCAATAATTTGTATTTCACTATATTTATATTTGATGAAAGATTTGATACTATTATGGAACGTAAACGGATTAAAGATTATGATAATATCGATGTCATACTAGAAATAATTAATAATATTGAACCACGTGGAAGTACTGATATTGAAAAGGCATTATTGAAATCGTCTGAATATATTGTCATGATTAAAAATAAGTATCCTGAATGTATTATTAATAATATATTTATGACAGATGGTCAAGCCACGAGTGGTAGTAAAAATAATGTAACACTTAAAAACATACTTACATTTGACTCGAATATTTATAATTATTTTATTGGTTTTGGCTTAGACCACGATGCTAGTTTACTTAACTTTATTAGTAATGAGAAAAATAGCAGTTATTATTTTATTGATGCAATCGAAAAATCTGGCTTAGTTTATGGCGAGATTCTTCATGACATTCTTTACACTCTCTTGACAGATGTAGAAATAGTAGTGGAAAATGGCTCTATTTATGATTATAAAAATAATATTTGGGTTAAAAAATTATATATTGGAAATATCAATGGAGAATCTAATAAAACATATCATTTGCTATCTTATTCGCCAAACGATTGCGAAGTTATTATTAATTGTAAATTTGATAAAGAAGAAAATAAGATAATTGTAAATAAATTAATTATTGAAAATACTAATCATATTAAATACATTTATAGACAAAGAACGTTGCAGCTATTATATGATATTAATGATTATACCAATAAATCTTATGAAATGAAGAGTCAAATTAAAAAAAATATTATAATTTTGTTTAATGAGATTAAAAATTATATGAATAATAACGATTTAATAGAAGATATTTTCCTTAAAAATTTATGTGATGATTTGTATATATCTCATCGTACTTTGGGAAGTAGATATGGTGCTATGTATAGCTGTGCAAGGCAAACATCACAAGGGACGCAACGTTGTTATACGGTTAGTCAAACTCCAGATTATATGGAACCTGAGTTTGGTACTCTTAGACTTCCTAAACTACAACGATTTAAAACAAACTGTTTTGGTGATGATGATGTCTTTATTCGACCGCCTGCTGAAGATGCGGATGCTAATAATGATAATCAGGATATATTAGTGCATCATATGAATGATTTTGACGACAGTCCTTATCTTACTCCAATGGCGACTCAGTTAATGAGAGAAATAAGTGGGATGAATACATTATCGATGCAATATGATAAAGAATGTCTAAGTATGGATGATTTGGAAGAAACTCAAAGATATTAGATTAGTTTTGTTTATATTTGTTTTTGATTATATTTGTTTTTATGTAATTTAATTTAAATTTTTTTATTCATAATCATTTGTCTGTTTATTTAATTCTGTTTGCAATTCACTTAATAAAGGAAATTCACGTGGATTTATATATTGATTTAAAAAGGATGGTTGTGAAACAAGAGGGGTGTCGTTTACATTCCATAAGTACTGCCATATATTACTAATAAAAGGAGGTTTATTTTTTACATTTAATTTGAATGGACACGAATAATCAGGTATTTGATTCAATGGACCACACGGATTACAAGGCCCGTTTATAAAAGTAAAGCCTGGTATTACTTTTTCTGCATCCTTGTAGTTTAAAGGTGTTATCTTTTTTGTTTGTTGATTAAATATACCACCTTTACCAGTATATGTTATTCTTTGTAACGATGGATACTCTTTAGAATTACATTTTATTACATCATCGCGTAAATCTCCTATTAATCCTGAATTATAAGCGAAATCTCCATAACCACTAGGTAATTCCTCTAGGGAATTTCCTTCAACATCGCGTACTAATACCCCGTTCAAGAGAAATTGACCTTCTTTTGTTTGATAAGAAAGTATTTGTAAAATTGCGGCTTGATTATAAATTTTTCTTGTTTGAGCCACAGCATCTTTTGGAGATGTTCTTATGTAAGGATTTTTAGTTACTGCTTCTTCATATAACTTAATAACATCTTGAGACCACGGCCACATACCATTTTTGTTGAAATAATCTACTTCTTCTTGACTTGCTTGGCCATTTTGAATGGTGTTAACATCAAATACTTTGTTTGGATTTATGCTATTTTGAATAGCAAGGAAATCTGTCGTTGATTTTTGTGACCATTGAAAACCTTCCTGAAATTTGGATAATTGATTAAATCTATATATTACTATAAAACTTATACCTATAATTATTCCATATATATAATTGTAACCACTTACCAATAACACTATAATAAATAAAATTAAGTTTCCTAAAACGGTATGAAAAAGTGAAATAAATATTTGTGGTATTAGATAAAGTATGCACCATAATAATACCAACATCGTTAAAATATCTACTATTTCCGCATTGTTTTTTTTATTTAATAAACTATTCCATATTTGCTTGATTTTATTTATGAGTTTCATATATTATTAAACTATTAATTTTTTGTAGTTTAATAATATATAATGCACAAGAATGGAACGAAGAAAAATATAAAGATTTCCAATAAAAGTAAAAGTAATAAAAGTAAAAGGGAATATAAAGGACAAAAATCAAAGTCTACGCGTGATAATGTGACAACATATAATAAAACATTTAGAAATTTTAAACCAAAATGTTATAAAAAAGGAAAATATATTTTAGATGAAATAAATAGATTTAAACAGATGACACAGGAAACAAAACGCGACAATAATAGAAGAGCATCTGCAAGAAAAAAGGATAAATAAAGAGTATTAGACAGATAATTTTTATTTTGTATTTATATTTGTATTTTTAACGACCAGTGGATCCGAATCCTCCATCTCCTCTTTCTGTTTTGCTTCCTAGTTCTTCTTTTGTATTCACTAGTTCCACTAAAATAGGACCTAAATTTGGTGCGCAAATTTGCAAATATCTATCGTATTTTTTACCCATATAATCCGCAAAAAATGTATCATTGGAATTTGGATCGGTATTAGGATTTGTGTTAATGACATCAAACATTCCCATTAAATGTCCTCGATAACCAGCATCAATAATTCCTGTGGCGTTTGCTAGTCTGAGTTGCGTTTTTGATAAAGATGACCTTGGATACATATAATAACCGGTGTTGTACGTTTTACCAGAATCTGTAAACATTTGTGCAGAACAACATATTTTGAAATCTACTTTATTTACATGACTTGTATTCGGTCTACCTGGTGCAAAAAACCGTAAGGTATCACCATACATATTTAATTCGTCACCTTCGTTTCCTTCGTTTCCTTCGTTTCCTGGTGCAAATAAATCAAATCCGGCATCTATAAATTCACTATTGGATACTATTTTGTTATTGTGGTTTTCTGCTGCTTCCATATACTTCTCTTTTAAATCGTAATCACCATCTACAAATATTTTTAGTAACATTACTTTATCATACATAGTTAATAGACGAGTTAAAATATTAGCGTCAGATGTGGGGTTTACAAATACAAACATTGTATTTTATACTTTTGATTAATATTTAAATAGTTTTATTTTAGTCATTTTTATCTTTTTCATTTTTTATCTTTTTCATTTTTTATCTTTATCCCTCTTCAATAAGCTCTAATGCTTTTAATCTATTATAAAACATTCTGCGACTTAAATTTAATGTTCTCTCTTCTAACAATTGTTCTTCTAATAACGTTTGCAATTTATCTGTAATATTTATAGCATTTTGTGCTTTGGCATCTTTTATTAATTCTAGTATTTTTTCTTTTTCATTTTGGATTTTTTTAAAGGCTGTATAATATGTATCAAATTGTTCTCTCATTTCACTCATAATATCGGTATAAGATTTTATTGGCATTTCTTCGTAGTCCATTATTTCTTCTATTGTTGCTGACTGGAGTATTTTGATATTATTATTATTGGTATTCTTTTTATAATAGTATCTTACTTCTCCTTTGTTAAAATCAAGCATAAATGTTAAACCTGACTCTTGATCTTGATCTTCCTTTATTAAATATCCTGCTTCTAATAAATTTATATAGGAACTTTGACAAAAATGTAGTATTTTATTCCATCCTTGTTCTTTTTCTTTTTCTTTTTCTTTTTCTTGAGTTAATGCGAAATTAGTAAACATTTTGCACTGTTCTTGTTGTAAATTGGTAGGATTTTTGTTGGATTTTACTACTTTTATTTTTTCAAATGCGTCTTTAAGTAGTTCTTTTGATTTATAATATTTCATTAACACGTATATCTCTCTTACAAGAATCTGCCATAATAAATCCGCATCATCTGTTACGTGCATTATTCGTTTTTTTTTACCTATTAAATAACCAAATGTACCAGGTGTTACCATTTATATATAAAAAATATTAATAATAGTTTTTATATTTATTTGATTGTAGTTCATTTTATTTGATTTTGTTGATTGTAGTTGTTTTTGTTAAAAACTTTATACATAATTTACGCCTGTATACCAAGACGGAGGTGTTAAATAAATATTAGATGACCTACACGCATTACCTACACTTGATACATTTATACCACCTGTTTTAATACCTGTACCTGTTTGAACTGCAAACGGAAATGGCTTTTGCGGACCAACTGGATTATTACAACCTCTCGTTAAATACAAATTATATTGACCATAATTTACCGGTTGATTCAGGTTTTTACTGTATGGAGCATTACGAGCCATATCATTATATTTAAATTTAGCTGTTGATCTTCCAGGGGTACATAATGTCGGACCACAACCCACAATATGACCTTCATATGTTGCAGTATCATTTACTTTTAGGTTACACGTATTTGCAGCAGCCTTATTTTGAATATATAACCATTGACTTGCCGTATCTGTTTGATTACCCGTGTACACTGGTTGGACCCAATAATTTGGATATTGCCCATTATATGCCCACCTATATCTCTTTTCAAGCATACCTTTTGTAGATAAAACAGATGGCTTAATATACATATATTGACTTCCTAATGTATCTGTAACGCGTGCATTTAGTAAAGGCTGTACCACCGCATTTTTACTGTTTTGATTTGATATAGCACCACTATATTCACCTACTAATGTTGCGGATGGATATCTACCATACGTTCCACCCCAACCTATTGGCTGAGTACCTCTATATGGAGTACCTGATTTAGACATTTTCATATCTTTACCTACTCCACCAATATTTCTATGACCACCATTGAGAGAGAAACCTACCGGACCATACTGCTGAATCGCTTGCTTTAATGCTTTTGTTGCGTGACCAAATGGACCTTGGGGAAGCCAAAATCCACCAGGCGGTTTACCTGAGCGTTTCGAACCATATTGAATTACTGATTTCTTTTTAAAAGTTGTTAATGACATATAACATATTATGAGATTAAATTAAAAGAATACTTCGGTTTTTTGCATCTTCAACTAAAGTTCTTTTTAATAACCAATATAATTTTGTACCTTTTATAGGCATTGAGTCTATATAATTATTTATTAATTTTTCCCTCGATAATTCACTCTCACTTATATTATTATCTCCACTATATAATACCCCTTTTAAAAATAAATCATCATCTCCTGTCAATACATATATTAATAAACAACCTAAACTATAGTAACTCGATTTATAATGGACTGTTGTTGGTATTTCCTTTATTTTATATAACTCTGGTGATGTTATAAATTCTGAAGTTGTGTACGGAAATGTTACCATAATCGTGTCAGAGTTCGGGATAATATCCAATAAATGGTCAGCGCATATATATAGGAATTTGGTTCCATCTATGACAATTATATTTTCTGGACTATAACCTATTATCGTTTTGGATTCGTAGACAATCAAATAATTTAATTGCGATGTAAGGGATTGCAACATCTGGGCTGCTAATGGCACGCTTAGCTTCTTATTATACGATTTTTTTAACAGGGTTGATAAGGTTTGCACACTTGAGGCTTTAAATTTGAGCATTTTATAGTTTAAAGAAGCTGTTGCCCCTAGTATTATGCGTGGTTTTACAAATGACTTTATTAATGCTTCACTATATGATGCAAAATTCATCGTGTATATGTTTTCATTTACTGGGTCTTGAACTATATTTACTTCATTATTTATAACTATTTTATTCATTTGTTATAATATTCCTATCTTTTTTTATATTATTTATACGTTATTATTTTTGTTTCGTTATTATTTTGTTTCGTTATTATTTTGTTTCGTTATTATTTTTGTTTCGTTATTACGGGACTGGTTTTACTTTATGATATTAAGTATAGTTATAAATATATATAACCTTTACTCAATTAAAATACGAAAAAAATAAAATATAATTTTATAATATAATTATGAGTAATATAGTTAACTGTACCGATAAATATGCAGTTTCATTGAGAAAAACATATGATGAGATAATAATATTAAATGATAAAGTTAAAACTTTAAATCCTGAAAATATTAGAAAAAACTTTGATAAATATTGGAATATTGTTAACAGTAAGGCTCAAGAAACCAATAATGCGTTAGAAGATATTGATGAATCAATGAATAATTTAGAAGATTCAAAGGAATTAATAGAAAAAATAATCGATGTTACTGATAAAGTTAAACAAACTATGAATTCATTTAGAATGGGAACATTACAAGGATTATCACGACAAACTGTACGGGAAAATGATATAATTCCTAATGAAAATGATAAAATAGCACAAAATGCAGTAAATCAACTTGAAACATATAATGAATTGGAAGATTTAAAACAAAATAATAAAATAGGAGGAAGAAAAAGTAGGAAAAGAGGAAAAGGTAGAAAAGGTAGAAAAAGCAGAAATAAAAATGTGCGTTTTTTAGCGTAGCAAAAAAAAGATTTTATTTAAATTAAACTAAACTAATAAACTAAATTAAAATACAAAATACTATACTACAGTTGGATTAATAAATGATTTATACTATTTGTCCTTCTTCTACTTCTTCTTCTTCTTCAATTTTTAGAAGAGGTGGATTTTTTAAGGGCAATGGCAAATTTACAGTTCTTTTTTGTTTTTTAGGAGGTAGTGTCACTTCACCATAATCTATTTTGTGGTTTGATTGGGTGGAGATGATTGATTCTGTTTTTTCTATTTTTACTGATTTTTCTATTTTTATCGGTTTATTTGTAAGTACTCTTGGTTTAAAAACTGTTACGGGTAATCTTGGTAATTCTTGTTTCTTAGGAAGAGGAACTTTATTACTATCTTCATCAAATATAATCATTGGTTTTGGTTTATTGATTGTTTTATTATTATTATTATTATTGTTTCTGTTATTATCTATTTTATTAGGATTAACACGATAAGCTGAAACTTTCCAAAACCAAGGATCGTCATATATAATTTTTATATCTTTACCATTTAATAAACGTTCTCGTACTTGATTTGCATTTGAATTGTTATACCACGAATTAAAATGGATAAATACACGATTAAAATTTTCTCCTTTCTCTGTTTTCTTGTTTATAATATCTATACGCTCAATAGTACCTAGTTGTAATTCGTAGAATATCTTACGAATTCGTTTTTCGTCGATATTGGGGAAAACACGGGGAATGCAAAGACTTGGAATATTTGTTGTATTTGTTGTATTCATTGTATTCATTTTATAATTGTAATCTACTTTATATCAATTTATAGTTTATGATTTGTCTATATAAGTATTTCAATTTTTTTATAAATAATAAATAAAAGGTATTTGGATTGAATTGAATTGCAACTATTATGTTTGTATTAACTAAATTATTTATTTATTTTTATTTTAAAAATAAAATTGATTTAAATGCTACTATAATACCATAAGTATTTATAATATAATTTATTTAAAAATGTCATTTGCTAAAATTTATCCTGAATTACTAGAATCCATTTTATTGAATGAAAATTTGGTTATGGAATTAGGTAATGTGACTTCTCGTACTAATAATTTAATGGAAGAAATTATTGAAGACTTGGTTGCATTGAATAAAGCTTCGCTTACTGTCCCTCCGCTTAACACTCCGCTTAACACTTCGCTTAACACTCCGCTTAACACTTCGCTTAGACCCGACTTTATGTCTCCTCGTGCTAGAAATTATTCCGTCAAACCTAGTGAAAGTAATTCTAAAAAGCGTACATTTGATTCTGCATTTGGTGAGGAGTCGCTTGAGGATGGTCGTTATGGCCAGCATATTAGTGCAAATTTCTTTGTAAATAATATTGGTCATAATACTACCAATTTAAGAAGTGTTATTCAAAATAATAATAATAATTTTGAATATGATTTTGTTGCCTATTATCAAGCAAACAGGAATTTATTTAATGTATAAAATTATATTTAGTTTGTATTTAGTTTCTATTCGATGGATTAGATTAGATTTTGTATTTGTTAAGATAAATTAATTTAAACATATTTTTTTATATCTATTAATGGGTTGTGATTATTATATTGAAAAATATTTGTATATTTGTTATAAAGATAAAACAAAAGATTATATCGAATTATCAAGAGATAGAGGGTATTTTTATTTTTCAGATTTAGATGAAGACGACCCTGATTATGAAATAAAAAATAATGAATTAATTCGTTTACAACTGGAACCTCGAAACAAACCTCTTATTATTTATCAAAAGGATGAATTTGTTACTAATCTTCTAGAGAATAAATACAGACCTATAGTGGAAAGAAATATGCAAAATGGCAAATGTTTTCTTGATATTGAGAAGATAATAAAAAAAGAAAATAGATATGAAAGAGATTAAATTTTTATTTTTTATTTAGTTTTAATTATTTAGTTTTTATTTAGTGTTTAGTTTTGTTTAGTGTTTAGTTTTGTTTATTAATTATACATTTTGACTTCCTTGTCTATTTTTTTCATTTGTTTTTGAATATTTTTTAATTGTTCACAGACACTATTCATTTGTTCTAGGTTAAGTTTTTGGTTTTTTTCTGCAGTTATTCCGCATCTTTTTAGTAGATTCTCTGTATCATTTTCGCGCATTCTGTCATTTTTTTTAAGCCATTGTATTTCTTGTTCTAATTTGGTAATTTTTTCAAATAATGGCTTATGATACAAGAAGTATGAAACAAATTTGTCGTAAAAGTTAATGACGATGAAAGCAAATGCTACTAATATAATAAATGCTTGGTCGTCATTATTTCCAAATACTGAATTATAAATATAAATTAATTGTTTTGTACCTGTTTTAATTATGTCATTAAATATAAAAGTAAATATATTTAGAAGTGAATTTATTATTGTAGCAAGTGTGTTGGCAATATTAATTACATAATTGTAGATAATATTGTTATTAATGGTAAATATTGGTGTAACTAAATTGGTGTTTGTAATATAAAATGGATATTGGTTCATCATTAGATTAATGTTTTGCATCATTATAGATTGTATTTGATTGTTAGTATGTGTTTATTTTTTAAAAGTATTTCAATTTTTTTATTTAAAAAAATGAAATGGAATTGAAATTGTTATTCGTTTTTTATATAAAGACATTTATTGTAAATAATAGAATGATACTTTACAATAAAACTATTTTATTACCAAATTTAGATGCATTAAATGATGTATTAGTTAATGATGAAAACCCGAATTTGTATGCGTGTAATTGTGTTTATGCAGACAGAATCGCAATTCAACACCAGATTCAAAAAGGTATGCATAATATTCGAATATGGAGAACTAAATCATTATTTGATTATTGGTTTAATGATTTTCATTATTCTGGCAGAAATTTCATTGCATCTCTGGATTATACAACACATAAAAATTATATTAAAATAGAACATTTAGGTATTAATGATCGAGAACCTGTTAATTTGAGGTTATATGATAATTCATTTGATGATGATGATGCAGAAGATATAATAAAATATCTAATTCATTTTGTTAAAATGGTAGGAAAAAAAGAAAATAAACCTAAAATTATTTTAGATGTGCACGAAAATTTACGTTTATATGAAAAATATTATTATTATGAAGGATTTAAAGTTACTGAGCGTAAAAGTGTAGGTAATCCATTTTGGATAGAAACGGAGATTAATTTATAGACTTTGGGTGGCGAAGTTTTTACTGCATTTGCGTGCGGTTTTAGACGGTATTTACTGATATTTTGCCTACATTATGATACGAATTTTAAAATATAAAATTGAAACAAATAAAATAAATATATTATTATAATATTATAATTATAGAATTATTTACTAGTTAAAAATGTCCACATTAGATTGTTTTAATAGCAATTATCGAGCTATTTCAGATGCACTTCTTTATAAACAATTAAATCCACCTAAATATAGAACACATACATTTAGTAGGAATTCATATATGGGTGAGACACTTAGTAAAGTGGTTTTAATTGCATACGATATTCACGGAAAATGGAGATTATTTGACAAACTTGTTTACAATAATGAAAATACTATTATTATATATAAGTATTCTTATATATCTAATAAACAAATGGAAAGTAATAGAAGAAAAAATAGGAAGAGAAGAAGACAGATATATAGAAAATGTAGATATGTAGAAGATGAATAAATTAATAAATATATCGTTTACGAGTTGAATATTTTGTATAAAAAGTATATAAATATATTAGTGAATGTCTTCATCTTTATCTTTATTTTCTAAATTACCTTTTGATCTAATAAGAGAAATTTTATTGTATGATACTCATTTTGTTCTTAGAAATAGTACATATAAAAAAAGAATTGTATTTATTGATAAAATTCCCAAAGACGATTATCGATTTTTTTTATATGGTAATGTACCGAGAGTGTATCAGCAAGCAGATAATAGATGGACTGCTATTTTGGAAAGTAAGACTCATAAGAAGAGATATGTCCTAAGTCATTATTTAAGACCAAGTTTGATATGGGAATATAGTTTTGTGGTATATTCCAAAGATCAACATACCAGTATGATGTGTACCATACCGGATTCTATGATTTACGTACCATTGTATAATTCAGATTTTGGTTTATAAATGTAAAAGGTTATAAAAATAATAAATATATTTATTATTTTTGTATTATTATTGTATTATTATTGTATGAAACGTTTAATTTTTTTAACCAAAGAAAAACTGCCAAATAATTTAGTATTTGAGTGTCCCATTTGTCTTGATTTTATTGAACTTGATGAAGTTGTTAATGGGATACCAAATAGTTTAATATGTGATAATGGTCATAGAGTTCATTTTCATTGTTTTCGGGGTGCAAAGAAGCACGAATGTCCTATATGCCGTAATACACATCTGAGGTTTTGTAAATCACGTCTAGGTTATTTATTTACTTTGAGAGAGATTAATTATCATTCGTCGGAACACAACTCGAAATAGCGCCTTCTTTTATAAGCTTATTTTTCGTTTTTTCTGGTGTATTTTCATAAAAATTATCTATTAATACATTGTTCTTATTCTTAAAAATAGATTTACGTTGATTGTTATATATTTTTATTAATTCTTTATGATTATGGTATTCTTTTTGCATTGATTTAGGTATTTCATTTGGTGGTCCTGGTTCTAAAATAGTATTTTTACAGTTAATGTTACAATTAAATAACTTATATTGTTTTTTTAAACTTTTTATTTGGCTTATTTTCTGTTTTTTTAACTTTGTTAATAATTTCTCGTCTTCCTTTGTTTTATTCTTTTTCTTTTCTAATTTGCTTATTTCTTTGGTATAATCCTCTGTCCAATATTTTACATTTTTGTCGGCAAAAGTTTCCATACATTTGTTAACCATTGTTTTCGTATTTTTTTTGGTTTTGTTCTTCGGTTGATTATTTTTTTTACGAGTGTTTTTCATTTATATATAATAAAAACATTTTTTATTTATTTATATATATGTCTTATAGTTATACTAATATAGTGCTATTTATTTTCCTTTCTATATTCACCGTTTTTGCAATTGTTAATAAATTAAAACGTATGAATCATCTTGAGAAATATTTATATTAATAAAAGTTAAGAATTTTATTACACAGAACTAATTAGAGAGAAATATTTTGTCTCATTTATTTTGGTCTGTGTAATATAGTTTGGAAGTACTGTGTTACTGTGCGACCTCTGCCACTATATCGTGGTTATAATACTGTATAAGGAGGTAATGTAATATGGTCGTGGTACTGTACAGTATACTGTGGAACTGGGGTATACCCTGCTAATAAGGCCGAGAAATGAGTGACAAAACGAGATATCGGTAACAAAACGGTACTACTCAATTTGCGTCTATTAGGCGTAGAGCAGGGCCGAGAAATGAGTGACAAAACGAGAAATGAGTGACAATTTGAACTGCGAAAAAAAAGGGTTATTTAGTTAATTTTACATACTATTCTACTACAATTTGGCTACTATTCTACTACATTTTGGCTACCAAGTACTGTCTTCTATTTCTGCTAATTTTTGGTAGTTTATCCAAGGTGCTGGTCTAGATAGAATAATTTCATCATCGTCACTGTCACTGTCATAGTCTGCCCAACTAACAGGCTTAGTTGGTACTTCCTTTTTGGCAACTTGTTTGGCACCTTTAATCGAGCGTTCGATCAGATCTTTCTCGTACTTTTCTGCTGCAAATTGCTTCTGTTCGGCTTCAAATTGGCTTCTAGATTTGGCGGCTATATTGGCGTATCCGGTTAAAATTGGCACTGCACTTATGCTGCGAGAATTGGCGCTAAGTGATGGAAATTCGTCCCTTTTCTGCTTCTCTGGCTGTTTCTCCTCCTGCTTCATAGTATTTTTATATATATTTATATCTTCTTTTTCAGTGTCTGACTCAAAATCAAGCACTTCAAAAGCATTCTGTTTTTTATTTTTTTTTGTTATTGGTTTATTGACTTTGGCTTCTAAGAATTCGTTTTTCTTTGCAGTTTTGGCTTCTGTTTTATGTTGATCTGCCAAAACAGGACAGAATTTCACAGTATGACCAATTTTGTAGCAATAACGACATTCTTGCGCTAAAAGTGTAGGACAAATCACCTTTGAATTAGGTCCTGTATCTGATCGCACAAAATGGCTTGTATATTCGCTTTCAGGTTTGCCTGCATCGTGACATACTTTGCAGAAAGGTTTGACTACTTTAACTGTCATTTTACTTGATGCTGGCATATTTAATATAATAAATTAAAGTTCGATTAAGAGTTTTTAAAATGTAAATTATTGGTTATTATGAATGTAGAAGAGAGAAACAAAAGTATTTCAATTTTTATTTTTTAAGCGTGAAATTGTGAGTACTAAAAATATATAATATATTAAATTAATTATGGCTATCATTTATTAGTCAAGTGGAGAGCAATTCATTTATTTTTATTTTTCTCCAAGGCCTTGGTCAAAAATAAAAATAATTATAATTCAAGTTGGACTACCATTTACTAATGATCTGAACAGCATTTTATTTTTTTTTCATTTTTCTAAAGGCGTCTAGAAAAATGAAAAAAAAAGGTTTCCCTCTAGTTAATTTTAAAAATCTAAGCTAATCTAACAAAACACTACATCTTCTGAATTTTTAAAGGTTTTAAATGCTTTATACATATATTTTGAATGGTAAAAATCTTTTTTGGATAATTTTTTTTTACACTGGTTTTTATAATGTGCGCAGGCTCTACCTATAGTTCTATGGTAGTACATCGGTAACGCAATTTCACATTTTGTGGTTTTATAACCATTGAAACTCTTACTAAAACTAAACATAAGTTCCAAGTATCCCTCGTTAGTAAAGAATTGGTCACGGCAACCTTCACGAAGACGAAGCTTTAACGGATACTTGAAGGTCAAGTTTTCAATAATATCTAGCTCTGTAGTTCCGATTTCAAAGTCAAAATTGGGGTCATCTACGTCCCAGTATGGGGGATTATCGATCTTGAACTGAACAGCCTTCTTCAATAGAGTAAAGTTTTTATTAATTTTTTCTACAAACGTATCTTTTTTTGCATCAAACGCAAGTTTTATAGGGCCATCATTAGCAAACTCAAAAATATGATCCAATAATGCCTCTGGTAAAGTAGAGAAATAATTTGGAGAAACGCTCATTATTGTATTATATTTTATCAAAAGTAATATACAGTTCACCACTATTTCAAATACCATTTCAATTTTTTTAATTTACAGCTCATTTTTTTAAAAACTAAAAAAACTAAACCAACTGCAAGTTGAAGTTGAAGTTGAAGTTGAAGTTGAAGTTGAAGTTGAAGTTGAAGTTGAAGTTGAAGTTGAAGTT